CACCAAGAGTTGGTGATTGGGTTCTTGGATTTTTTATGGATGCTGAACAAGCTCAAATACCTGTTATGATGGGTGTTTTACCAGGATTAAAACAATGAGGATTAATTTAAATGGCAGATGAACTCCCACCACTTGTTCCACGCATACTTAGCGAACGTCTGGTTGTAACAGAGGCAGATCCTCCCCTTCCGCTCGTAGCTCCGGTTGTAGAACCTCCGGCTGCTCCGATTGTAGTTGCTGTGGCTCCAGGTGCTAACACACCGTTTGGTGGTACAGTCTTCAACAATTCAATGAACGCCGCTGTAACTTCAAAAATTTCTGGTGTTGTAGTTCAAGATGCTGTTTTTGATGTAAGAACGGCTGGCATAATTGTTATTGCCAATGGAAACATTAAAGAAAATTTAGCACCCGAATGTGCTCGCACAGGTGATGCACCACAATCTGGAACTCCATCAAACACTCCAAGCACTTGTTATGGTAGGGTTGGGAATACAATTATTGATGAAACAAATAAAAAACGGTCACACGTTTGCGATTTCATTTCTGAAATGCAAAAAAATATTGCTTTGAAGGAATACACTAAAGCTATTGGTGCAGCCATAAGAGAATCTATTAAAAAGATAATGAAATTTTTAGGTTTAAGTGATAGAACAGGTAAATTTTCATATGTTATAAGCAGATTGAGAGCTTTTGCGGCTGAACTGAGAAGAATCAATAGAGAATATATACAACCAATTATCGATTTTGAAAGATATGTTTTAGCTTACATTACAAAACTTCGTGCTTTCTTACAATGGCTTTTAAGTTTACCAACTGCTTTATTAGCACTACTTGCTGATTGTTTGGCAAGAGTATTGAAGTTGATTGGAAGTGTTTTTAGTGATATAATATCAGAAGCGACAAGTAGTGGTGATGATGAAGCAGTTACCGATGGGTTTTCAGAATTGGTTTCGGCCGCAAAAGATGCGGCTAGAGCAACTGGAGAAACGATAAGTAAGGTGGCAGAGGCTACAACATTAGCAATTGAAATTCCTATTGCTGCAACAGCTGGGTTAATAGTTCCTGTTAGTCAATCTGAATTGGATGCTGCCAATACCACAATACAACAATTTAGTGCCTCAAATGTTCCTTTATCGGATATAGAAACTGCTGACCAAAATAAATTATCACAGTTTGGATTTCCAGATAGAAATTATTTGAATGACCAACTTATGACATTAACGAAACCGGCAATATAATATGGCAACAACACCAGAATTAGGAAACGTACCCAGCCTCGCAATTGATGCGGGTTGGACAGAACCAGAATCAGCTGCAAACACATCTTATCAGCCGCTTTATCCTTATAATGATGCAAAACAAACTGAGAGTGGCCATCTATTTGAAATGGATGATACGCCTACCCGTGAACGTATTCGTTTACAACACGGTAAAAGTTTAACTTTTTTTGAAATGCATCCTAATGGTGACCAAGTACATAAAGTATTCGGTGATGATTATGAAATTACAATTAAAAATAAATGTGTTTTAATTCAAGGACGTTGTAGTGTAACCGTTATCGGTGATTGCAATATGGAAGTTCGTGGTGATTATAATCTAGATGTAAAAGGTGATTATAATTTACAAGTTGCTGGTAAAATGAAAACCCGTGTCAAAGGTGATATAAGGATTTCTGGTGATGAATATGTTGCAATTACCGCAGATGAAAATATTGGCGGTACCATGTATCTCGGTGCTGCTGACAATATCACAATTGGTTCAGATATGAATCTTAAAGGTTCAATGGATGCAGACGGCACAATTACTTGTGATACACTTATTGCTGATGGTACGTTACAATATGATGCGGCCGGAAACATTACTGGAGGTGGTGGTGTTTTTGCTGGGCCATTTGGTTTTGTTTCATTAACTGGCGGTTTGTCGTTGGGTATTCCAGTAGCAATACCTGGTTCTGTTTTTGCTGTGGGTTCTGGAACATTTGGTATTAAAGTTTTTGCACCTTATGTTTCATCATTGTATAGTTCAACAATTATTGGTGGTGCGATATGGCAATCTGATATACTTAACTATGTTAAACGATTGATACATAGACCAGCTGGTACTGGTGAAATCAAAGCAACTGTGGCTTAATTTATTATGAAAAGGAAATAAAATGGCAAGTGTATATGGAAGATTAGGTTTTAATTTTGATGCTAATAATACCGGCATACTATCTTTGTCGGAAGAGGCAATCGGGCATTTAAATTCATCTCCAAGTTTTTTACCGAATGAATGGCAAGTAACCGACCTTGCAAATTCTGACACGGCTGGGTATTATAAAAATCCAACCGCAAACGTCTATACAACAATGTCTGCAAACGCAAACTTAATTTATATTACCGCAACTTCAAGTAATATTACTTTTCCTTTTGCTGTTTATGGTGAAGGTGCAAAATTAGCAAATACTGCCAATAGTTACATGATAACTTTGGATTCGTTTAAATCTCATACAGATAATCTTACTGTAAATTTAATTGAAGATGGTGGCACAGCTGCAGGAGATTTTCCATATAGACAAAGCGCATTGGGGTATGGAAAATTTTTAATTTATTTAACATATCAAACTGATGGAATCTCTAATGCTTCTCCAGCTTTAGGTAGTTTTACCAGCTTGTTTATCAATGAACAACTAGAATCAAACAATACAATAATCTATAATGATTTTATTACTCTGAATAATTCAATTTCAATAGTTTCTGGCAATGCAGTTTCAAGTTTGTCTGGTGCTGCCATAAACGTAATTATTTCACACATTCAAACTGCGAATACTTTGATTGCTACTAGAAGAACACATGATGTTCAATTTTTTCAAAATAGTGGTGAGGTTCTTAAAGATTTTGGAGTTGTAGCTGAATTTTCGAATATGGGTGCCTTAGACACCAATCTTGCTAATAATTATATTGGTTCCGACAAATTACTTACCAGACTTAACTCATAAATAGAATATGGCAACCGTAACCACAGATATTGTTAGAGATTTCAAAGACTTGGATTTGAATTTTACCATTCATCCAGTCAGAAAAGACATTAATAGAGCCATTGGACCAATGGCTGTTGTCAATTCGATTAAAAATCTCATACTCACAAACTACTATGAAAGACCATTTCAACCAGATGTTGGTTCAAATGTTCGTAGATTGTTGTTTGAAAATCTTGATAATATTACGGCAACCACTTTAAAAAATGAGATAGAGCGGACTATTGCAAACTATGAGCCTAGGGCTGCTGTTAAAGCTATAAATGTGACCGCAGATTTTGACAAAAATGGGTTTAAAGTTTATTTGGAATTTTTTATTGTAAACCAAACACAACCCATCATAATTAATTTTCTCCTTGAACGGATCCGATAGATGGCAAACGCACGTTTACAAATTACAGACCTTGATTTTGATACAATCAAGAATAATCTAAAGTCGTACCTACAACAACAATCTGAATTTACAGATTATGATTTTGAAGGTTCTAGTTTGAGTATTCTTTTGGATATTCTGGCTTACAACACCCATTACAATGCTTACTATCTAAACATGGTTGCCAATGAGGCATTCATGGATACCGCACTATTGCGTGATTCTGTTGTTTCTCACGCTAAAACATTAAATTATATTCCGTTTTCATATTCTGCACCTAAAGCAATTATAAATTTAACTGTAACATCTTTAAACAATACACCAGGAACTTTAACACTTCCTAAAGGTTTTACTTTCAGTTCAAATTTAATCGATAACATATCATACAATTTTGTTACGATTGAGGATGCAACGGTAACAAAATCCAACTCATCATACTTTTTTGAAAATTTGGAAATCTATGAGGGTAGATTAGTAGATTACGTTTATACATTTAATAGAAATTCTAATCCAAAATCCATTTTTACTCTACCCGATTCGAATGTTGACACAAGTACATTGTTTGTAAGTGTAACTGATGTGAGTGGTAATTCAGCAACACAAGTTTACAATCAAGTTACAGAAATCTTAGATATTGATTCAACATCACAAGTTTATTTTTTACAAGAATCTAAAAACGGTAGCTATGAGATTTATTTTGGTGATGGTATAATTGGTAAAGCTCTTACTGATGGTTCTACTGTTAGTGTTAATTATCTTGTAACTTCAGGTATACCTGCAAATTCTGTTGATGGATTTATTCCAGATTCTTCTATTGGTGGGTTTACTAATACATCAATTGAAGTTGTAGCTTCCGCTAGTGGTGGTGCAATTCGTGAATCAGTAGATTCAATTAAATATTCTGCGGCTGCACAGTATGCTAATCAAAATAGATTGGTGACAATTAAAGATTATGAAACATACATTCAATCAAAATATCCAAGCATAGATTCATTATCTGTTTGGGGTGGTGAAGATGAACCAGTACCTGTTTATGGTAAAGTTTTCATTTCATTAAAACCAAAAACAAATTATTTTATTTCTGAATTGGAAAAAGCTCGTATTATTTCCGAAATTATTGACCCAAAATCTATCGTAACAGTTCAGTCCGAAATTCGTGACCCTGAATTTTTGTATTTGTCTGTTGAATCTTCAGTTCAATATGACCCAAAAAAAACTGTTTTATCTGAAGAAGCAATTAAAACAAATATTAGAAATGCTATCATAGCTTATCGTGATTCATTTTTAAATAAATTTGGTGCAAGTTTCATCTTATCAAAACTTCAAGACAACATTGACGGAACAGATATTAATTCTATTCTTGGTTCTGAAGCGACAGTTCGTGTTCAACGCCGTTTCGAACCACTATTAAATCAATCAGCAAGTTACAATATTAATTTTAATGTACCTTTACATCGTGGTACAATTACAAATAAATTAACATCAACTGAATTTGATGTGTTTGACACTGGTGGCACATTAAGAACTGCACAATTTGATGAATCGCCACAATCATTTACAGGTGTTTCCGAAATACAAGTTATTGATCCTGGTACTGGATATACAACAGCACCAACAGTTACAATTAGTGGTGATGGTAGCAATGCAACCGCAGAAGCAACGATTGTAAATGGACGTATTCAAAAAATTACAATTACAAATCGTGGCTCAGAATACACAAGAGCAACTGTATCTATTTCTGGCGGAAATGGTTTTGGTGCTTCAGCTCTTGCTGTTGTTGATGCAAAAATTGGCACTTTAAGAACCATTTATTATGATTCATTAGCACAAAGACAAATTATTAACGCTAATGCTGGTACAATTTTCTATGATACCGGTCTCATATTTATTAATGACATACGATTCTTGGCTGTTAGTTCAACTGATAATTTAATTCGTATGACAATTGAGGCTGACAAAGGTATAATTCAATCAACAAGAAGCACTATCATTACCATTGATGAGACCGATCCAACATCGATTGTTACCACATTAACAAAATATAGTAAATAATAATGTCTGAACTAAAAACATCATTACTGATTAATCGTCAGGTACCTGAGTTTGTTCGGGACGAATACCCTACGTTTGTTAATTTTTTGGAAGCTTACTATGAGTTTTTGGAAAATAAACAAACAGGTCAAAAGAATGATTTAGTAAATAAATCAAAAGACCTTCGTTATCTTTCTGATGTTGATTATTCAATAGCACAATTTGAAGATAACTTCCTTAATACGTTTGCTACTTTTTTACCTAAAGATGTTAAAGTAGATAAAGCCTTTTTAATTAAACAAATGTTACCTTTGTATCTATCAAAAGGTAACGAAAAATCTTTTAAACTTCTTTTCAAATTAATTTTCAATGAAGAAGTTGAAATTATTAAACCAAAATCAAATATTCTAAGAGCCTCTGATGGTAAATGGTTAATCGAAAAAGCTTTCAGAATATCTCAAGGTGTTTACAGTACATATACTGCGAATGGTAATACTTCATCTAGTGCCACACAATCTGGTAATACTGTGTTTCAAATGGCACAAATTGCAGCAAGTAATGAAATTGAAGTTTATGTAAATGATGTTAAACAAACTTCAGGCTACAATGTTCGCCGTGAATCAAAGAAAGTTGTATTTGATACAGCACCTTCAGCCAATTCAACGATTGAAATATTATATAACGATTTCGATTATGCATTATTAGAAAATAGACAAATTACAGGCGAATCGTCTGGTGCAACAGCTGTTGTTGAAAGGGTT